TGCATATATCCTGAGTGGATATTCCAACGCTTTCCGGAATCCTGATTACCTCGCTTAACTGCACATTTTCCTGTTTTGCCAGATAATGCCTTTTGACGCCGATCGTCCTTTTTTCAAATGGAATCCTTTTGTACTTCAATTCCATGCCCTTTTTCGGCATCAAACCGGGAACTGCAATGTTCCCGGTTCGGTATATTTGGCAAATGCCGTCATTATAAGTCTGAAAGGCTGTCGGCGTAATGATCCGCATGATATTGTACCTCCGTCAACTCGCGTAATCCCATGAGATCCCGGCGGAAATTGACCTCAAACATCTCTGTCGCATGGCTTCTGGCATACCGGCAGTAATCAAAAAGCAACTGACGTGCTTGTCCGGGCTGTTCGTAATCTAATTCTGTCCCCGCGTAGTCATTTATAATTGCTTTTCCATTTTCCAGTACATCCTTAAGCATCTCATCCGTATCCTGATCCTCATAGGATATATTCAAATAACGCTTTAGCTGTTCAAGCAGTTTCATTCTGCCTCCTTACCCCGACTTACTTGCCTGTGGTGTCCTCGGTTGTTGTAGTTGCATCTGCTGTCTGCTGGAGCTGTACCATGCATACAGGAGCTTCCAGCTCTGTGATATCCAGCAGTTCAAAAGCATTGTTATCCAGCGGCATACCGTTCCCGTGCAGATGAGTAGCGTAAATACGATTGTCCTCCAGAAACTGCTGGTGATCGTCATAGTCGATAAATCCTTTTTTGCTGGTTCCCATACCCATAAAGTACCGCTTTGCAATACCGACCGATGCATAGCCCTCCGGCATACCCTCGCTCTGGATGATCTTTGTCGGGAACGGCAATACATCCGATACATATACTCCCTGTGGAGTCAGAATGGTTGTGGCAGGCATTACCTTGAGCATATAGTCTGACGGGTTTACCACCATGATAACGCCCTTGATTGTGCGCTTGCGTCCTGTCGGTGTCTTGGTCAGCTTCTGGAGGATTGCTCCATAGGTCTTAGGATCGAGGGTCTTCACTTTTGTTGCCTTCTTACGCTTATAGGTCGTCACTCCGGTATCCGTTGTTCCGCTGGTAAGGTCTCTGGTCATGCCGATCGGGCACTTCTGCCCATCTCCATCCACAATAGCCTTTTCCAGCGCGAGACCATTCGCTTCGGAGAGGATGGCGCGCATATATCTGTCAAGCCATACAGGACCCAACGCCAGAAAATCCTTGCTGATAATCATGTAGGCCGTCAATTTTGCCATTGTCAGATCCATGCTGCCGATGTCTCCCTGCAGTTCTTTGCCGATCTCTGCACCGATAATGTCCCATTTTGCTTCCTGCACGCCCTGCTTGTTGTAAAACCACTTTGTGATTGCTGTCGTGTTGCGGAAGTCGATTTCTTCCAGCAGCGGAAACTCTGATTCGATATCTTCCATTACCGCATCAATGATTGTTTCCGGCATTGCCACATCAATGTTCTGAATTGCAAGCTTGATATTCTGCGAATTCTGCTCCTTCATTGCGTCCGCAATCGCCGTGTAATACTTGACTTCCTGACTCGTCAGGACTCTCACACCTCTTGCGGCCAGCACCGCCGAATCAGTGTTGCCGGTACGGCTTTCCTGCATCAGCACGTCCTGCAGCTGCTCGGAATATTCTGCAATTGCTGCTGCCACTGCTTTTTCATCCCCGGTCTGGATTGCCGCCAGAAACTTTGTCCCGAACTCCTCTCTTGCCTTTTTTTCCAAATCCTTTGATTTCATCCTTCTTCTCCTCCTGTGATGTTGAATTTATCAAAAAGCCTCTGAAATGGTGTTTTATTTTCCACCCGCTCAGGCTTTTCTCCATGTGGTGTACTTACTGCCAATACCCTGCTCATCACTGTCCTCCGGGCGGCATACTGCTGTTTCGTCGTGCTATCCGGCTGCTCAATGATACCGGTGGCAAATCCTTTGCTGACCGCATCCTCCGGGCTGATCCATGTCTCATTATCCAACATGGTTTCCACCTCTTCGTCCGTGATATTAACCGCCGCTTTATAGATATTTGACGTTGTCTGCGATATCAGTTCCAGTTCATCCGCCTTTTTGCGGAGCTCTTTTGCATTGCCGCTCGCGCTTGACCATGCATTATGTATCATCAGCAGACTTGCAGGATTCATCAACCTTGTGTCACCCGCCATAAATACGACGCTTGCAGCGGAGCAGGCAAACCCATCACATACCGTAGTGATCTGTGCCTTATGATTTTTTAATGCATTGTAAATTGCAAGTCCTTCCGCCACTTCGCCGCCGTAGCTGTTAATTCTGACCCTGATGTGTGCCGCATCAGTCTCGGTAATCAACTTAGACAGCGTGTAGCTTGATACATCCGAGTCTAACCATTCCCACGATGTGATATCTCCGTAAATCACAATTTCCAGCACGTCCTCATGCTGGTCGGTCGCAAAATATTTTGTTTTCTCCCCCTGCTTCATTACTTTTTTTCCTCCGTTCCAATTTGCTCATAATTTTTTGTTACATAATGTCTCTGAGCCTCCTCCGTCCCCAACAGTGGCTCACCTATCTTGCCTCTTACCTCGTCAATGCTGTACACTCCGCAGCCGATCAGCTTATCAATCTTTTCAGCCGCTTTAAATATTCCTCCGATTTCAACATTTGAGGCATCCACAACGATATAATATCCTTTGTCGATCCCGTCTCTCCCACATCGTTTCCGCGTAATCTCTTCCTGCAGCATGTTCGTGATTGGGCGGATGGCAAAAAGCATGAAATTGTCCGTGTTGTCCTCTGTCTGCTCCACTTGTCCTCTGAGCAGTGACGGCGGTATCCCAAAAGCCTGTCCGACGCGGTTATACACTTCGTCCGTCATGCTCTTAATATCATTTATTTCCGATACATTTCTGACAGCGTGTGTATGAGGTGTGTACGAAAATCCATCATACAATGGTAAAACAGAGTTCTTGTTACTGAAGAAAGCCTTAAAACGTTTATCAAGTAAGTCGGTCTTTATTTCGTCGTAGCCAATTTTCCCCTTTTTGCTTGCATCAATGTTCAGGATGCCTTTCTCAGCATTTGCTTTCTCATAGCTCTCCATCGCCTTTGTCATGATGTCCTCGTACTGCCTGCAGACATTTGACAACAAAGGACGGATGTTGGTGTTTGAGAGCTTTAAATAAATCACTTCTCTTGCTCTCCTGTTCCCCAGATTCTCATTCCCTACTCTGATTCCCTCAAAAATGATCTCTCTGGTTCCATCCTCTGTCATTCCATAGCTGTCTGCTACAAATAACTGCCCACATTTCTCCACGACCAGCACCTCATTGTTGTAGACCAGTGTTTCTATCAGCTCTGATAGAAACTGTGTGCTGTTCTGATTTCTGTTCGGTTCATAGTTCCACAGGTAGTATTCCTCATACTTTTTCTCCTCTCCTCCCACAAAGGTCCGAAAATCGCACTGTGCCACCACTACTGCAATCAATCGTACCGCTGTTTGGATCGCCACCCTCTCAATCTCCAGCACCTCACTGTTTTCCGGTCTATAGTTTTCGCTCTTCACCGCCTCCGCTTTTGCTCTCCCAAAAAGATTTGAGAGGAAATTTGCAAAACTTGACATCCGACTGCCTCCCTTAGTAGGTATAAACCTCATCAAAGATCACGTCTGTCTCATCGTTCATACCTTGTATTTCTGTAATTCTGCATGCTGCCGACACAAATGCCATAAACCCATCTGTTTTCCGGCTCTTGGGCTCCTGCTTTCCGTATGTGATATTCCCTTTTGCATCAATAATCTGCTTTGCGTTACCTGTATACCAGCGCATCAGTGGATTATTACCCCAACAGATACTATGTGTCGCAAATTTGCTCGTTATTAATGGTGCTGTTTCCATGATATTTGACGGTCTAATCAGCTTAACGTTGTTTTTTCCGTCCTTTTCCGTATCAAAACCAACCTCTTTTAAGGCTTTAGCCAATAGGGTGTACCGAAACTTGTCTATCGCAAGACCTCTGATGTCGTACATCTCCATCTTGTCACTCAGCCATTCTGCAGGCATTGACGGCGGTATCTCCACCTCATCCACGATAGTCAGCAGCCCCTTTTGCTCTGCATCCTCAATCGGAAATTTTACCCGGCAAAGCGTCTTACTTTGTTTGCATACCCATGTATGCGTAATCCAGTACCATATGCCAGCCACCTCAAACA